GAGAGGCGGCAGAGCCGCCAAAATCGGTCGCTTCGCTCCCAGGGGCGATCGCGTCGGCATCATCATTCTTCTTGAGAGTCACCACGCGCTGTTTGAATTTCCATGTTGCCGGGTCTTCGCTTGGCTTATCGAATTCGTAGGTCACTTCCTTTTTGTGCTCTGGTTTAGCGCCAGACTTAGGCACAATCGACCATACCCGGGTGCGGGTTTTGTACTCTTCGCCGAATGCCTCAAAGCCCTTAATCTTCTTCACGTCTTCACCGTGAGGGCTGGCAAAAGGCAGGGTTTCGTAGACATTGCGGATAAGCAGATCAGTGCGCTTAACGAACGGGCCACCCTGGCCCATGATGTAATCCTGCCAGTTACCGATATCGGCTCCCTGCATGGCTTTAACCACATCACCATTTTCTGATTCGATGCTTGGCTGATAAGCGTGGCTAAGCAGTACAAAGATGTATTTAGCGTCGTACTTTTTGTTCTGACGGATAAGCTCTACCGGCATCGGTGGTCCCGCCAGCTTGCGGCCGGTTTTAACTTCCAGCTCGTCATAGATGTTCAGAAGCTGATCACGCTTTAGCATGGTCAGATAATTCAGGTATGAGGCTTTATCCAGGTTGGCGTATCTGCGCAGCTCTCGATAAGTTGTTACCGGTGCACCACCGAAGAACTGGAACTGGCGTAGGTTCCAGCGGCTTTTCCAAGCACTGACATGCTTAGCCATCTCTTTAACCGGCTTGCCTGTTTCGTCGGACACTTCATCGTCCATCGCATAGCCGTCGATGTTCTTGGAAATATATTTCGCGATATAGCCGGTAGCGGAGCCCTTATCCGGGTCGATAAGGCCGACATCACAGCGGATGCGATAATCCATTGGACCTACATAGTCGCACTTACGAAAGGGCTTTTGCTTCTCCCTTTCATATTCTGGGTGCAGTTCTGCCCGGTCTTCTCTGGTTGCGTAGCTGATGAAAATGTCTCTGATGGCAGATACCTCTTCCGGCTTTACCCAGATCAGCAGATGCCAGTGCGGCGTACCGTCGTGGTGTGGCTCGGCTACTCGAACGCCAAACCAGCGCAGACCCTCATTGCCCAGTTTTGTGCGGATAAGTTGCCAGATATGGTTTAGGTAACGCTGGGTATCTGCCGGGCTGGCACCGTTCCAATGCCCGACAAAACCACCTCTCTTGTAGTGGTTGTGGTACTTGGACGGAGCAGTAAGAGTCAGGAACAGTCCCTGCAGGCCCATTGCATTACCGATGTCTTCACAGCCGCGAGTGCGGACCATTAATTCGTGACGGCGGATAGCCGGGTTAGCCTGGCTTTTCAGTACCATATCTGCCAGGTCTATCTCTTCGTCGGTGATCTCATCCCATAGCATCAGGTTCTTAATGGCTTCCCAGTTTTTCTTTTGCTGGCTCTGGTGCTCTTTTACACAATCCCAGGAGCAGTAAGCAGAAGCTTTGGAAGAAACCTGACCCATGGCAATAGCAAGGTGCTCACGCATTAGCTTGCGGACTCGCTTAAGTTTGCCTAGCCACCATTTTTCATCACGCATCTTGGATATCGCCTGAACAACGTTTTCCGGGGTAACCTTATCCGGGGCTACCGGAGGCACGAGGCCGAACTTGTGTATCAGTGCGATGGACTCCTTGCAGATCATCAGCAGGGCGATGTACTCCGCATCTTCCGTTTCGTACTTTGTGCAAGTAGAGCTTTCGGCTTGTTGGCGGATAACTGCGTTTGCCAGAATGCAAGCCATGTCTTTCAGCTCATCAACTTCTAACTCTGCCAGTATTCTGTGTTTGGAAGGTCCAGAACCAGTTTCGGTCTGGTCTAAGTTCAGGGTCAGCTGCTGCGAAGATGGGGCAGCAAGAACACTTTGCTCAATAACATCTTGTTCCTTCAGCAAAGTAATCTTTGTAGTGTCGGGCAGCTTCAAGTATTTGCTCATAACCATGCGAACACGCGCATTGGCCGGAGACATTTTCTCTCTTAAGAATGTGTTAGCCGCATGCCGCCCCTTCTTCTCGAATATGGCGATATAGCGGTTAACAAAGTACCTGGTCAGGTAGGAGGGAAGGTCTTTAAAGTGCTTAACGTACCAGTCGTAGTCAAGAGGGTTCGCATTGAATAGCTTGCACTCATGAACCGACATTTCGTCAGGGGTAATCGTTTCGTTGTAGCGGCGACCAATAAAAGCGGAATCCGGCTCGACTGTGGTTTGAGGTAGTTTCCCTTCAGCCCAAAGTCTTGCCAGTTTTTCCGCTTCTTGGAAATCTTCTTCGGTTGGATCGATTTCTGTTGGCTGGTCTCGGTAGTCCGCTAGGATCACTTAGAAACGCCCTCAGGCGTCCAGCCGTGAATATCATTAATGGTTCCAAGCTCAGAGGCTTTTGTTTTGCCAGCCTGTAGCGCAGTAATAGTTTCCTGGCAGCTAAGGCAACCACAAAAATCACCGCCACATTCGCACTGCTCCTCACTGCGGTGTCGAGCGTCTGTATATGGCTTGAGCTTTAGGCAGTCTTGGCAGAGAACTTGTTTCTCATTACTCATACCGCCTCCAGTTCCTGAGTGGTTACAATCATATAGCCGCTTAGGCCATAACCTTTAGAAAGCACACCATTGCGTACCAATTTGCACTTAAGATCAGAGCAAGCTTGCTGCACGGCATCATCCATTGATTCGAAGTCACCGATCAGAACGCTGGCAGCTTCCTGGGTATCCTCATGACGGACAATGCCGCCTGACGGACAGAGTTGAACGGCTGCGTACATCATGCCGCCACCTCACTAATATTCTTCAGGTAGGCGTTAGCCTCTGCGATAAACGCCCGGCCACCTTCAACGGTTTTTTCTGCGTCAGCAGTGGTGCAGCCCGCTTTGCGTGTGAATTCGTAGCCGTACTCAATGCAATCGCAGGTTTCTTCCAGGCGATCACGCAGAAACTCAATTAATAGCTTGGCTGATGTGGCCGTGATGCTGCCAAGGGAGAGAACACACCAGTCATCAGCCAGCCCGTACTGACCACCTTTTAAAATATGAGTTACACAGGCATTTAGTGCCTGGCCTGTAAATTGACGGTTCTCGTCGATTTCCTGCAGGTGCAGCACATCTCCAACCTGATAGTTTCGGTCGTTGATACGGACTTCATGAGTCTTTCTGCCTGCTAACACGTCCTCGAAATGAGCCTCTGAGATTTTCAGCTCATGTAGCTTGAAGTTGCTCATTCCACTGCCTCCACTGTTTTAGCTACTGGTCGAAGTGAGTGAAACGACTGCCAAATCTCAGAAACATACTTAGCCTGGAACTTGGCATCATCCAGAGCGGAGTGGTGAGTACCTTCGCGGGTAAGGGTGGTTTTAGGATCAATTCCCAGAATATCGCGACCCATCTTCACGATGGTTCGGCAGTCCAGGTCGTTCCAGTGGGAGAAGTGTGGACCAAGGCGGCAAGCTTTATAGGCATTAGCCAGGATCACTTTGTCGAAACCGGCACCGTTACCCCATAGGCAAATCTCTTTAGCTTCACCGAACTGTCCCAGCCATTCATTCAGCTCTTGCAGTGCCATTTTCAGAGGCAGCTTTGCAACATCCTTGCTGAAAATTGCTCGCGCTTCTTCTGACTGCTGCAACCACCATTGAACAGTAGATGCATCCATATCAGCGTAATAAGCAGAACTGTTAAGGCTCACCAGCTGCTCAAAGTCGGCTCCTAGTTCACCGGTTTCCGGGTTAAATTGAACTGCACCAATAGATACGATAGCCGCGTTGCTGCCGTTACCCATGGTTTCAAGGTCGATCATGATATGTGTGCTCATACGTCACTCTCCAATGTTGTGTGATGAAGTGGTTTTGTTTGGTGCCACCAGGTGGTCATTTCGGTGTGTAGAGAAGGGCTCTTGCAACAGGCAGAGATAAAGAACAGGGCGCGCATTGCCCCTAATGCCTGTAGCTCGGAAGATGAGTTATCTGCAGAGTTATAAACGACAGACCAAAAGCACCACCAAGCCGAGATAAAATCAGCAAGGCACAACCCTTGTTCGCTGCCGTTGACGTTAACCAGCATGGCCCTGGTTGCATCCAGTGAAATAGTTACGCCCTGAGAGGTTTCATTTTTCTCAAAGACGCGCAGAAACTTTTCAATCTTGTTAGTGGTAAAACCGAGATGCCTTAGTGAAGAGTTCAGCTCAGCCTGCAAGATGGTGATAGCACTCATGCTGTTACCTCGTTCTCTTTTTCGCCGTTGGCTTCTGCAATAATGTCGATTAACTGGTCTTCTACTTCCAAAAGCTTCAGTAGTGTGTCGTCCTGATTTAGTTTGATTGACTGAAGCATCATTGGTGCTTTGAGCATGGTCTCACTCCAGTCAAAATCAGCCGCGTATGCAGTGACGGTTACATCATTCGTATGTGGCGTAACGCTCACGAAGATATGAACCAGTTCCTGATTGTCGATCGCCATGTCAGTAAGGTTATTGATGGCTTTCTTAACCTGGCTTTCATGCATTTTCATAAGGCGGTTTAGTGCATTCATATATAGCTCTCACTCAAATTTAGGGTGTAAAAAACCAGCCTCCCTTTTGAGGAGGCTTGCCCAAATGGGCTGTTCAGTTGGCTAGTGATTTACTCGGTTTTAGGTCCAGCGTTCCTGTATGCGCTCGGCCTGTCGTTGAATCTTTTCCAGTTCGCGACGGATCTTGATTTGCTCGCGCTGGTTTTCGCTTTCCCGGCCCTGCTTTCTTAGGGCATTGGCTTGTTCGCGAAGTGGCTTAAGTTGTCCTTCGAGCAGTTGCTTTCTTACCCGGCTGATATTGTTCAGGCCACGCTCTTTATCTGCCTGTGTTAGTGAGTGGTGCGGCATATCCGGACAAGGCCGGTGTGCAGCAATCGGGCTCTGTGTTACAGGCTCAGGTTCTGGAGATAGTGGGATAATTTCGGCTGTCTGCTGCATGATCACTCCTAAGCCAATCCGGGAACAACGCCACCATTGGCGATAAAGTCGAGCCCCATACCTAATAGGGGAGACGCGCCGGAGGTGCGGTTTTCTATGTCGTTGATTAGCAGCACAAGGTTACCGATCCCGGTTTGTGCTAAATGGACTAGCGATTGTTTTTCGGTTCTGGAAAGGGAACGGCTACCGCTGTTTTTCAGAGCCCAGTGGGAGATATCACCTGCATTAGCGGTGTGTTTCATCAGACGCTCAATGACACTTTCTGCCTCTTCGGCACTGTTCACCGGGGCGGTGACGATATCCAGCCCGTTTAGCAGGCAGTTGAGCAGAGCATAATCATTGCTCACCTTGCTCACGGCCATTAATTCAACCGGTTTAAGCACATGAGGTTGAGCGGGGTTCAATTTATTGCGCAGCATTGTCGGCGTCAGGCCGATAGCTTTGGCAATCTTCTGGATATTGTGGCGCTCTGTGAACGAGCAACAAGCCTCATCAAATGCGGCCTGTTTGCTCTCACAGAAAACGCACATTGTATGTATAGCGTCCATATCTGATACTCACCTTGTATCAAGTGATACTGATTGACTGACAACAACTGACAACGTTAATGAGAGCGGCCGTAAATCGATTCCCACTCGGATTTGGCCTCTTCTCTTTTCTTATCGATGTACGCGGCTAGGTCATCGACAGAAACAAACAGAGGCATTTTGGTGCCTTGATTGGTCTGGGTTTCTTCGTGGAGACGGAAGGCTGGAATAGGAAACTCTTTAGCATTTACCTTTGCTTTAGCAGTGGCATATTTCATACCGAAGAATTGCTCAGATACTTCACTTAACTTGATGATAGGAGTACCAAAAACCGCATGTAACGCATATTGAGTATTCATAAGGCGTACCTTTCTATAACACTTATATGTTATATTTCTTAGTTAATCGGCGTTTAACTCTGTTCGTCTGCAAACTGTCAGGGTTAAACGTTACTGTGTTTAACTTTATTTAAGTTGAGTGCATTTAATCATAGGTGATGTGTGCATATCAATACATAAGTGTGTTTAAGATGCGTGAGTGGTATTTAAGTTCCGAGCTGGTTGGCTTAGACGGAATGGCTAATTCTGTTGTGGGTGTTAGCCAGAAAGCCAAAAGAAACAACTGGTTAAGGAGAAAGTCAGCTAAGTCAAATAATGCCTTTGAGTACCATATCTCTAACTTTCATCCTGATATAAAAAAACAGGTAATTGAGAAGTACGTCACAAACCCAGAGGAAGCAAAGGCCCTCTTTATGTTAGAGGCTCCAACTCCTGATGATGATTACTTACCGATTCCTGATGTCATTAAAGATCTGGCATCACGAGAGCCAACTCCTGCAGAAACAGAAACCTTTAAAAAGTACCGCGCCGCTCAAGATAAAGTGGTAGAGATGCCAAATGTTGGTGAGGTTAAATCTGCTCATCAGATGGATATGTGTGGTGTGCCGGTTTACAACGTTTATGCAGCCTGCGGCTGGGGCGCAGAGAACGGTGCTGAGCATATAGTACGAACTGAGTTCCTACCTTGTCAGTGGCTGAGCCGGTTCGGGCTTACAGAAGATACCGCCAAGATCATCACCTGCAAGGGTGACTCAATGGAGGACACACTAAGCAACGGCGATGAAGTTCTGGTTGATACAAGGGAACTGGAACATCCGGTAAATCACGGCGTGTACGTGGTGCGCATAGGTAAGCATGTTTATGTCAAACGTCTGAAGTATGACATCATGGCTGAAGGCTATGAGGTGATTTCAGATAACAAAGAAGAATACAATCCGTTTATTGTGAACGGCGAAAAGCTCAATGAGTTCGCAGTAATCGGTAAAGTAGTTACTACTGTGATGAAAGCAGTGGTTTAGAAACGTCAAAGTATAAGGCATCCGTTCGGGTGCCTTTTTTATTGGGTGGGAGAAAATAATAATGGCAACAACAAGCAACACGGCTAAAAAAGTATTACTTGGTTTAGGTGTATTTATCGCACCAATTATCTTTGCATGGGTTACTTTGAAAAAGGGATACAGTACCGTTTTCCGTGCAGTTTCGTTTGGGTGGATGGCACTTTATGTTATTGCGCTAATTTTCAGTCCAGAACCGCAGCCACAGCCGGAGCCTGTTGCTCAAGTTGAGACTGAACAGCCGCGTTCTGTAGAGCAAGCAAAAGAGTCTTTCGACGACATGGTGGAGTCCTTGATTCTGAACAATGCCGTCGAGTATACCGTCACTCGCTCCGTTCGCCTGGATACTGGTTCAAGAACTCGTGTAAATATCAATATATCTGCACCGACTGCCGTAACCGAAGATCAGCAGATGGGAACTGCAGCAAAAGCAGCAAAAGAACTTCAGCGTAAAAATCGTGTTCAAGTGGCAAGCGTAAACCTTTTTGGTTCAGATAGCGCGGTCCCTGCGATTCAGTTGAACTTCTCACCAGATCAGAAAGGCTGGTCGGGTAGTGAGGATAACAATCAGCGTTTCATTGTTGAGTAATAAAAATCACTTAAACGATAAGCACGGCAAAAATGGATTTTTAGTTATGGGAAAACTCTTTAGTTCAATGAACATATTTGCTACCGCAATGTCAGCAGCTGATTGGGCCTGGAAGATAATAACTTTTTTGATTGTTGGTGGTAGTGGAACGGTTACCGGTTTTATCGCATCCAAAGTTCCTTATTTTCAGCAGTTTGGCTTGATTCTATGGGTTGCTATCGGATTAGTTGTAGCTATATGTGTAGCGTTAGTTATCTATTTGGTAAGTTCCGCCCAAAATCAGATGGCGACAGCAAGATATACTCTATCAGTAAGCCAACCTAAAAGTAGGGTAAATCCGCTACTTGATAGTTTTCAGGATCTAATTCTTCCGGTGGAGGAACTGAGACTGCCTGGCTTGCAAGTGCATGAGAACAAGCACTTTAAACGTTGTGAGTTTGTGGGGCCTGCATCTATTGCATTAGTAGATGGTTGTCGGTTGGGTAAAACAGGATTTATTGATTGTGGTGATGTCATTCCTCTTCCTGCTGGCACAAGCCTTACTGGCGTTATTGCTCTTAAAAACTGCATTATTGAAGAGTGCCATTTTCACAAGACGACAATCTTGCTTAATGAAGAGAATGCGAGAGAAATGCTTAAGCAAGTTCCTGGCACACAAGTAGCCGGCTATAAATAGCTCTCTGAACTAAGGGTTATTTTAGTTTATGTATTGTGTGGGATAGTGTGGGGAGCGATTTGAAATTATGCCCGAGCATTAGGTCAATATCGTGATAATGCTCGGCTTTAATAAAATAAGTGATTAGCAAAATAAGCAACCTCTTCTCGATGAACATCGATTAGTATGTGATGTATAGGTATCTATACTCTGGGTGCTTTGTTGTGTAGCTTGTGTGGAAATAGTTGAGTGTACACTTGCCATAAAATATTCAAGTTTCTATGTCCGGTAACTTGGGCTACTTCCTCAATCGAATAACCAGCTTCAAATAACCGGCTCGCCCCTTCACGCCTTAGGTCGTGGTAACGTAAATCTTCTATCCCGAGAGATTTTCTTACCCGCTGAAAACCAGCAGTTACCGAACGGGAGTTATAGGGAAAGATAAGATCACCTTTTCTCTCCTGGCGCAGGACGATATCAAAAGAATCTCCCAGCAGGGGAACAAGCATATGGTTGCCTTCCTTTTTGCGTGGGTCTTTACGGTCACGAACAACAACGGTTTTATTCTGCTCGTTTAGATCTTCCCAGCGCAGAGCGCAAACCTCACCTATTCGCATACAGGTAAGGATACTGAAATCCAAAATATCCAAGAATGGGATTCTGTTCTTGCCGTTTGGTCGGTAGTTCTCCCGCATCAGCAAGCCTTCCTTTAGTTTCTCCAGTTCGATAGCAGTGGGTCGCCTGGTACGCCTTTGGGATTTGCCTACCAGCTTCATATCGATCAGAACCGGCACGGCCTCTTCAAATACAGCGTAGTTCGCCTCGATATTAAATACCGGGTTCGCCTTTTTCATTACTGAGCGAAGATAAGCCACATCATGGTAAACCGTAGCCGGACCAGCTCCCGCTGCCTTGCGGTTCTTGCAGTGTTCAATGAGATCAGCGGTGGTAAGTTGGTTGGTTTGGACTTTGGCAATATCGCAGTCGCGCAGCATATCAATGACATACTGCTTGGTACGCCCCGTGTTATCCCACAAATCTCGCTCTGCCTTAAACAGATCAAGCAGCTCCGCAATAGTGGTAGCTCGCTTGGTGTTTATGCCTTTCTGCTCTAACTCGGTAACCTGGTTCTTCGCCCAGGCGGTAGCAACGGCTTTTTTCTTATGTGTTTTGGCAAATCGGTGTACAATTCGCCCATTCTTTTTAACAGTAATTGTTGCTTTATAGCGCTTTTCACCGCTGGCGAGTGTACGGGTTTGAATACTATACGATGCCATAATTGTTCCCTTTGAGGCGTACCGAGTGAGTGAAAAAGAGGTGTACTATAGGCGTACTATACATCTTATTTTATCGCATTTTAAAGCATTTCATCGTATTTGATAGAATTAGTAAAACCCTTATGAATCAAGATAAAACAAGGAATCCTAGTGGATTCAACAGTTCCCGATTTAGCATTGCCCCTATGTTGGATTGGAC